TTGAAGCGGGTGCATAGGGCGGGATCGCCCAAACCAGCCGGGCGGATGCCCAGAGGAAACCCATGAAACTGAAACTTGATGCTGACGGCCACGCGGTCGTTCAGGACGGCAAGCCCGTCTATGTACACGATGACGGCAAGGAAGTCGCCTTCGACGCACAAACTACCATCGCCACGATCACCCGGCTCAATTCGGAGGCCAAGGGCCACCGCGAAGCCAAGGAAGCGGCAGAAGCCAAGCTTAAGGGCTTCGAGGGGATTGATGATCCATCGGCAGCCCTCAAGGCGCTGACAATCGTCAAGAACCTGGACGACAAGAAGCTGGTCGATGCCGGCGAGGTAGAGAAGGTCAAGCAAGAAGCCATCAAGGCGGTTCGCGCTGAATTCGAACCAATCCTGAAGGAGCGCGATACGCTCAAGGGCGAACTCTACGGCGAAAAGATCGGTGGCAGCTTTGCCCGCTCCAAGTTCATTGCCGACAAGATCGCCATTCCGTCCGATTTGGTGCAGGCCCGTTTCGGCAACAATTTCGAGGTCAAGGACGGCAAGATTGTCGCCAAGGACCAGGCCGGCAATGCCATCTATAGCCGCTCCAAGCCTGGCGAGATAGCCGACTTCGAGGAAGCGCTTGAAATGCTTGTCGATGCCTATCCGCAGAAGGACGCCATCCTCAAAGGAACCGGCTCTACGGGCACGGGCGCTCGCGGAAGCACAGGCGTTGGCACCGGGTCCAAGGTGATGCCGCGCTCACAGTTCGAAAAACTCGCCCCTGCCGATCAGATGGCGAAAATGAAAGAAGGCTTCACCCTCACCGAAGCCTGAGATCACAAGCATACCCACTACCGTGCCGCGACCTGGATGGGGAGCGGTGTTTGGGCCGGATAGCCCGCGATTGCGCCGTTTGCGCGCAGCCAAACACCCCTTTCAACCCCATCTCAGGAGTCCACTACCGTGGCCAACACCCTCACGTCGCTTACCCCGACGCTTTACGAAGCGCTGGACATCGTCTCTCGCGAACTGGTCGGCTATATCCCGGCCGTTTCCCGCAATTCGTCCGCTGAGCGCGCCGCGCTCAACCAGACGATCCTTGTGCCGATCACCCCGGCCAACACGCTGGCCGACAACACCGCCGCCGTCTCCGCCCCGGACACGGGCGATCAGACCGTCACCAACGTTTCGATGACTATTTCGAAGTCGAAGCATACCCCGATCCGCTGGAACGGTGAAGAGCAGCGCGGCCTTCTGAATGCGGGTTCTTATGCCGGCATCCTGAGGAACCAGTTCGTGCAGGGCTTCCGCGCCCTGATCAACCAGATCGAAATCGATCTGCACACGACTGCAATGACCCACGCCTCCCGCGCCTACGGCACCGCCGGCACCGCGCCGTTCGGCACCGCTGGCGATCTGTCGGACATCGCCCAGGTTCGCAAGATCCTCGACGACAACGGCTCACCGCAGGGAGACCTTCAGCTTGTCATGGGTTCGGCCGCGATGGCCAATCTTCGCGGCAAGCAGTCGGTGCTGTTCAAGGTCAACGAAGCCGGCAACGACCAGTTGCTCCGCGAGGGCGTCATCGGCCGCCTCGAGGGCTTCGACCTGCACAACTCGGCAGGCGTTACCGCCTTCACCAAGGGCACTGGTACGTCCTATGTGACCTCGGGCTCGACGGCTGCGGGCGTTTCGTCCATCGCTCTCGTGACCGGCTCCGGCACAGTGCTTGCTGGCGATGTCGTGACCTTCGCTGCGGATGCCAACAACAAGTACGTGGTCAATACCGGCGTTGCGGCTCCCGGCACCATCGTTCTGGGCGCTCCCGGTGCGCAGGTGACGATTGCCACGGCGAATGCCATGACCATCGGCAACAGCTACACGCCGAACATGGCCTTCTCCAAGTCGGCAATCCAGCTCATCACCCGTTCGCCTGCAATGCCGGTCGGCCCGGATGGCAGGGCAATGGATATGGCTGATGACGTGATGCAGATCACCGATCCGGTGTCTGGCATTACTTTCGATGTCGCTGTGTATCGCCAGTTCCTGCAGCTCGTCTACCACATCCGGCTCGCATGGGGCTATCAGGCGATCAAGCCGAACCACATCGCCACACTGATCGGGTAATACCATTCCGCCGGGCGCCCACCGATAGGGCGCCCGGCGCGGCTTAAAAGCAAAAGGGGTCAGAATGTCAGACGCCGATCCGGTTGCACCCATTGAGATTCCCGATGGCTGGGCCAGCATGCATTGGAAGCATGTTGTTGCTCTGGCCCGCAAGATCGCCGGCAATATCGAGATCAGTTACGAGGATGCCAAACGCATCATCTCGGATGAACTTGTCACACGTGAAGCGACAGGCATCGATGATGGTCTGGTTGCCATGACCAAGAACGGCGACACGCTTAGGGTCAACGCGGCTACGGTCGATGCGCATAAGCGCGCCGGCTGGTCTCTCCTAAATCCTAGGCGGTGACGTGATGACAACACTTCAAGCGGGTGGCCACGAAGTCATTATTGTCCCGCCTTATAGCGAGATTTCACTTACGGTCTCCGGTGTTGGCTCCGGCAGCATTGAGCGCCTTGGCAACAATCCAGGCGAGGCATCATTTGGGGTTACGGCGATTACAGCCGATATGACGGTGGGACCATTCGCGGTCGCAACAAGGCATATGCTTCGCTGCATACAGCCTGGCCTTTCCTACACTGTTTCCCCGGCGGATTTTCCGGCCGTCACCTCCGATGTCGAGCGCATCATAAAACTCACGCAGGATGAATACGACGCGCTTTCACCTGCCGATCCCGCAACGCTTTACCTGATTGTCGGCTGATGGCTATCCAGATCGGATCGTCGCCAGTTGCCGCCATAATGCTCGGCAGTTCTGTTGTCGATGCGATCTATCTTGGCGCGGATAACATTGGCGCGGGCGGTGGTGGTGGCGAGCCACGCGTGACCGACGCTGATGAACAACGCGTCACAGATGATGGCGAAACAAGGATAGTCGATCCATGACCAAGACCATTCCCCAACTGACGGCTGCCACTCTCCCGGTAGATCCGGCATCCCTGGTGGAAATCAGCATTCCTGGAGGCGGGAGTCGAAAACTCGCTCTTAGCGATTTGATATCCAATTTGACGGTCGAAAGTCTGGATGTGGAGATCACGGGGAATTGGATCAACGATCTCGAACCCCTGTTTATAACAATTCCGGCATGGAAAATTGAACTGTTCGGCACGGTCTTTACAATTCCTGGTGCTTGGATGGAGCAACTATCGTTTCCTGTCCGGCAGCCGGGAATTACGCATATAACATTCCCCAATCTCGGCGGGCTGGTGAATGATTTGAATGCCCCTGGGATGGCTAATCTGATATCGATGAACTTTCCAGTGCTTCAATTTCTTGAGCATTTCAATTATCGAGAGGATTATGGAGTGCTGACGTCGTTTGACTTTAGTGCATTGAAAGCCATCAATGACTCATTTATTTACGACGGGCAGAGTATTGACGTTCTGCCGAGTATTGCGCTCCCGAGCCTGTTAATCACCAACAATTTCAATCTACAAAACTCAGCCATTGCGATACTCGATGTCAGCGCGTTGAAATTTGTTGCGAACAATTTCCTTCTCAACACCGTGCCCAATCTGGTAACTCTTGATTTGGGCGCTCTTATTTATGGCAGTGTCGCCCTCAGCTCCGTTAATTCGCTAACAACGCTTAATCTCAGTTCGTTGGAAACACTCGGACAAATCATCGTTAATGCAAGCGCCTTGACGACTGTGACATTCGGAGCGCTGAAGCAAAATTCGAGCAATACGAACTTTTCGGGCTGCGCCCTCTCGCAAGCTTCAGTAGATGGCATTTTGGTGGCCCTTGCCGCTCTCGACGGAACTGGCGGAACAACTTCGTATGACAATTTCACCATCGATCTGAGTGGGGGAACGAATGCCTCACCGGGCGCCACGGGTCTTACCGCCAAAGCTACGCTAGAAGGTCGCGGCAATACCGTGACTGTGAACTAATCAACCCCTCCACAAGCCCGAGCGACTGACGGTGAGTCTGTGAAATCATTTCGACATGGCAGCGTGTCGGGCGGTCTCTTGACGCGCGGCAACGCCAAGGAAGCGACATTCCACGCCGTCATCACGCGAGCCGATGGTTCTGTCGAAGACCTCGGACAGATCGCCTATTGGCATAAAAACCCTGTGCGCCGCTGGCTTTGGTCGGCTCGTAAATATCTCTCAATGATGGAGCCTTTCAATGGTCGCTCGCGTCCAGAATAACGGGCTTGCCCGTATCACGACCTTGCTTGCTGCTGCCACCTGGTGGCTTCAGTGGGGTACTGGCTCGGCTGCAGCAGCCTCGGCGAATGTGGTCACCACAACGTCAACTACGGAATCGCGAGCCTCTGCGACAACTGGTCAGGGCACAACCACTGTTACCAATGACAAGGTGACGTTCACGGGCACGCTGACGGCTGCTGGGGCCAGAGCCATTACCGAGGTTGGTGTGTTTGATGCGGCTGGAACTGGTTCGCCGCCAACCGGAGGGAACATGGATGTCTACGGTGACTTCTCGGTCATCAACCTGGCCTCCGGTGATTCCATCGCCTTCACGATTGGCGTGACCTTCTCGTAATATGGCCCTCGTCGATAACGCCTGGTACGTCGACTATGGAGACGGCTCGACCACAGGCTATTATGCCGTCACCAAATGGGCGACAGGCGCAACGATCGCCGCCGGCGCGCTTCGCAGGCAGAATGCCGCCCCTGCCGTTGGTTCCGAGCGTGTCTTCGTCTGCATCGTGGCCGGCACCACGCACGCATCGACAGAACCGACTTGGGTCACCACGCGCGGCGGCAAAACGACCGACAACACGGTCACTTGGCAGGAATGCACAGGTGTCGCAGCGCTCAATGGCGATCTGACCAACACGCCAAACTGGACGACGGTCAAGAATACCTCGGTTACACTCGGGCAGGTCATCCAGCGCAACAATGGCGCTAGTTATCAGATCTGCACCACGGCCGGTACGGCTGGAAATGGTTCAGAGCCGGCATTTTCAAATACCGCAGGCACGACTACCGCCGACAATACGGTGACATGGACCTCGCTCGGGGTCGTCGGGAATTTCACCGGCTGGCAGGCTCCGCATGCCAGGCTGTCAGCCGCCTTCACTGCAACATGGGGACAGGCCGGCAATTCCTTCTTCATCGCAAGCGAGCACGCTGAAACGCAGAGTACAGCGCTAACCCTGACATCTCCCGGCACCGCCGCAAGCCCATGTTTCGCTTATAGCGTAACCAAAACCACCGTCCCGCCGGCAAGCGCCAATCTCTCGGCCGGCGCATCGATAACGACGACGGGCGCTTCAAATCTGTTGTTGCAGGGGCATTTATACCTCTACGGCGCGACGCTTAACTGTACGAGCGGTAACAACACAGCCGGCCTGGGATTGTCTGGCGGAACGGCGAGCTGCGCACTCTATTTGGATAATTGTGCGCTTGTGATCCCCGGAACATCCACATCGTCGGTTATGCAATGGGGCGGGTCTACTAACAACGCTCATCTGCTGGTATTGAACAATACCACGGTCAAATTTGGCAGCACGTCCCAGAGCATTCGAATTCTCGGCGGCCCCATATATTGGCAAGACACGGCGTCTGCCATAAACACCGGCGGGTCAATACCGACCTCATTGTTTGGCGGCGCCAACAATCAGATGGGGAGCCGTTTATTCGTCACAGGAGTTGATTTAAGCGGCACGACAGGGACGCTGGTTGCGGCGTCAGGAACGCCCTACCAAGTGTTCATGACGGATTGCAAGCTCGGGGCGGCTGTTACGGTGGCGGCCACGCCGACAGACAACGCGGGATCGCAGGTTGATATCGTCCGCTGCGACAGCGGGGCCACCAATTATCGAACCGAACGCTATCGGTATGAGGGCACGCAGACTGTCGAGACCACCATCGTTCGAACCGGCGGCGCTACGGATGGCACGACGCCAATCTCATGGAAATTGGTCACTACGGCAAACAGCAAGTGGAGATGGCCGCTAATCAGCCAACCGATTACCATCTGGAACGACAGCACCTCAGCCATCACGACGCTGACGATCTATGGAACGACAACTGGCGGCGGCGTGCCGAAGGATGATGAAATCTGGGTGGAGGTCGAATATCTCGGCGCCTCCGGCTCGCCGTTGGGTTCATTCATAACCAGCACGAAGGCTGACAATCTGGCGGCTTCGGCGGCGACGAACAACAGTTCTGACGGCTCGACATGGGCCGGCGGCGGGGCAGGAAACGGCTTCAAGATCGTGGTGCCGAGCTTCACGCCGGGACAAAAAGGGCCGATCAACATTACGATCAAGGCTGCGAAGGCGTCGACCACCTATTACATCGATCCGAAGCCAGTGATCTGACATGAGCCGCCAATACGTTGTTCCCGGCGGCTATGTCAGTGAGACAGGTACCCGGTCCTATTCCACGCCTTTCGGCTATGTGGTTGAGACGACATCGACCACTACGGCGCAGGCTATAGCGGTAACGTCATCAACGTCGAGCGCGTTCATTAAGTCGGCGGGAAAGAGCATCGGGGTTGCCTGCGCATCGGTAGCTGCGGCGCTTCAGACAACCGCCAAGGCGGTCTCAGCGACCATCTCTGGCTTGACAGCCACATCGAAGCAGGTGGCGGAAAGCGTTGTCTCAACATGTTCAAGCGCCACGATTAAGGCCACACAGTCAGCAAAGGATATATCTGCCTCCTTGGCGGTTGCAGTGGTCATTTCCAGTCAACGTTCGATCCTGGCTGTGATCGCTGTAACGACCGCGACTGCAACCGCCTTAGCTAATGCGGCCTCCAAAGCGATAGCCGCCACTTCTGCAACCGCAACGACCATCGCAAATGTCATTACAAAACTTATCTCTGCCGCAGTATCCACGGCGACAAGTTTACTCAAGTCACCGGGTACGCTTGTAGATGCGGCTTCTGCAGCGGTGGTCGATATCGAAAAGGGTGTCTCTAAATCGGCTGCGGCTCTATCCGCGTCGGTCGCGGGCACTCAAATGGCTGTGGCGAAGTTGTTCGAAACGACGGCGGCCACGGTTGTATCGATCATCTCTGGTCGGGCATTCCTCTTGGCTGTTTCTGCTGCCCTGTCTTCGGTAACCGACACACAAAGGGTAATCGGAAAGCATCTGTCGGCTGTATCCGGTACGACCATCGCAATGCTGAAAACGAGCGGCAAGGCAATTGAGGCTGCTGTCCTGTCGTTCGTATCAATAGCCACGGAAGCAATAATCCACCTTTTATTCCCGGTCGAACAGGGATTTTTTGCCATCGTGGACGCGGTGAGCAGGCTCGCAGTGGTCGATGCGGTACAGCGCCAGGCCATGACGGAAGCGGTCAATCGATTAGCAGTCGTTGATGAAGTTTCAAGGCAAACGGATGTCGATGCTGTTGATCGCGTCGCGGATGTCGATGCTGTTTCCAGACAGTCGCAGTTATAACGAGGTGATCAATGGCGACTGCGATAAAGTGGGGCGATAAAGATCCGGATGCGACCCGCGACTTCGGGATTAATTGGGCTCCCGATCTGCCCGATACGGTCACGATCACGGCGTCAACCTGGCTGCTCGACGGCGCGGCATGGACCGGAAGTTCATTGGTCAAGGTAGCCGATTCCTTCACCGACACGAACACGACGGTTCGCATTTCAGGCGGCACTGTCGGCACCACCTATCTGGTGACAAACCACATTGTCATGTCTGACGGCGAGGAAGACGACTTCTCGCAAAAGCTGAAGATCAAGGAGCGCTGACAATGACGCTTGTCGTTGAAACCGGCGCAGGATTGTCCAATTCCAATTCCTATGTGTCGGTGGACGCTTTCGAGACCTATTGCGATGATCGCGCCATCACGCTTGCTTCGGGTGATGAAGAGGCAGCGCTGATCAGGGCGACCTCCTATCTCGACAACACCTACCGCACACGCTTTACGGGATATAGGACCAAACGTCGGGAGCAGGCCCTGGAGTGGCCTCGCGTCGGGGCCTATGTCTACATCCCCAACAATTCATCCGATATGGCCTACGCTGGCGGCTTCGACCCTGCCTATGATTATATCGCTCAAGATGTCATCCCGATCGAGATCATCAACGCCACATGCGAGGCAGCAATCAGGGAATTGTCCTCTCCAGGGATTTTGGCGCCCGATCTTGACAGGGGCAATGCTGTAAGGCGGCTCAAGGCCGGTTCGGTCGAGATCGAATACGGCGCTTCCGCCACGGCGACAACCACGTTCCAGGCAATTGACCTGGCATTGTCGGGGCTTCTGCGTTCCGATGCGATGGGCATCCGCGCGGTGAGGGGCTGACTTGCTTAAGAAGCTCTCGCCCGGCGAAAAGGCAGCAATCCTTCTTGAGCAATATGCGAACGCGATCAAGGATGCGTTCCTCAATGCCATCTCCGACATCCGCGCCCGCGTCATTCTGCGCCTGTTCGTTGCCCGCGTTGAGGCGAATGACTTCACTGGAGCCATCGAGGCCCTGAACATCGAGCCGGCGGCGTTCAATCCAATGCTGGATGAGATCGCCAAGGCTTACTCTGGTGGCGGGAATGCAACGGTTGCCGATCTGCCGCCGCTGGTGAGCCCGGAAGGGTTCAGGATCAATCTGCTGTTCAATGCGCGTAATGCTTTGGCCGAAGCGTGGTTGCGTGATTATTCGGCGGCTCTGGTGAGAGAAATCATCGACGACCAGCGCAACGCCATCCGTGCCGCTCTGGTCAATGGCACAGCGCAAGGCTTGAGTGGTCGGGCAATCGGGCTCGATGTCGTTGGGCGCATCAGCCCGGTAACCGGAGAACGGACTGGTGGCATCATCGGGCTTGCTTCGTCTCAAAGCGAATGGGTCGATGCATATAAGGCCGAGCTGCAATCGCTCGACGCAGGAGCCCTGTCGCGCAATCTTCGTGACCGCCGCTATGACCGAACGATCCGCAAGGCAATTGCGGAGGAAAAACCAATCCCGGCCGCGACCGTCGACAACATGGTGACGGCCTATCAGAACCGCGCACTTCGCTATCGCGGCGAGGCAATCGGCAGGACGGAAAGCCTGGCAGCCTTCAATGCCGGCAAGCATGAATCCATGCGGCAGATGATTGCCGATGGGAAGATCAGCGCTAACCTCGTGGACCAGAAATGGCGTTCCATCCATGACGATCGAGTGAGAAATTCGCACGCTGCCATGGATGGCCAGATCCAGCCCTGGGGCCAAAGCTTTGTCAGCGGGGCGGGGTATCGGTTGGACTATCCTGGAGACCCCAAAGCCCCTGCATCCGAGATAATCGCGTGCAGATGTACCCGAACTTTTGTCATTCGCAAGGAACCGAGGACAGCGCTACAATGAGCGACAAGATAATCGAAGCCATCGACCGCGCCATAGCATCCATTGACGATGTTCAGGCGACATTGCTGGAAATGATGGCGGCAATCGACAAACTGGCCAAGCCAACTAATGTCATCAATCATTCATTCGCCTCCGCAGAAGACCTAAAGCCATTGAGGTTGGAAGATTTGCGCAAAATGGGAGCGCGCAGCTTTACGCCGGGTGGCCTGACCTGATGACCAGCTTCCTCGCCGGTTCCCTCGCCAATGCCATTGCATCGGGCTTCAGGGGCAAGCTTTTGCCCGGCACACTGCGCAAAGAAACGGCAGTGAGCCGCGATAGCGTCGGCGATCCAGTGGTGACGACTACCGATTATGCCGTGCAGGGGATACAGGAGGCCTACAGCGCGTTGATCATCGCGGCGGGTGGTGTGCCCTCGACCGATGTCAAATTGCTGCTTATTGCCGGCCTGTGTGGCGCGGCGCCATCAATCGGCGACAAGGTACAGATGAACGGCCAATGGTTCCAGGTTCGGAACGTCAACATCGATCCTGCCGGTGCAACTTACGAGTGTCAGAGTTTTAGAACCCTATGACCGTCTCATGGAATGGCTCAAGCATCCTGCAAAAGGTTCGCGCGGCAACGGTGACCGCGCTTGTGCGTGGCACTGAGGCCATCCGCGAGGAAGCCGTCACGCTGATCAATACCGGCCCAAAGACGGGCCGCGTCTACCGGCGAAACGGCGTTGTCCATCGCGCATCAGCCCCAGGTCAAAGCCCGGCGGCCGATACCGGAGACCTTGCGAACAAGATTGCCACTTCGGTTGACGCATCGGCGCTCACCGGAACGGTCGAGTTTGCATCGGGCCACGCGAAAATGCTCGAATTTGGAACCCGCAATATAGCGCCGCGTCCCTTCGCTCGGGTTGCCGCTGCTCATAAGTCGGTCGAGATCGCCAAGGATGCGGCAGACGAGATCGGGAAGGCGCTTCGCTGATGGCTTCGCCCGACCTTTCCGCCCCGATCTTCGCAGCACTCACCAGCAATACCGCGATTGCGGCTGCGCTACCTTCCTATGCGGGTGCCAAGACCGTGTTCACGGCAAGCCCAGCACCGGCCGATGCCTCCTATCCGATGATCGTTACACCCAACGATGTGACCCGAACAGACCAGGATTTCATCAACAATCCGCTCCCGGTGATCGTCAGGGATATCTCGATCTTCGGCCAAACGGATACTACGGCTCATGCAAGAGCCGTGGAGAGCCTTGCGCTCATGGTCCGCGATCTGTTCCATCGCCAGCGTCAAAGCCTCTCAGTAAGCGGCTGGACCGTGCTGGATATCGTTTGCAAAGGGCCGTTCCCCGGTCCCGTCGATGACGACAAGACAATTCACCGTATCGTCGAACTGACGGTGCGCCTCTCTCAGTAAGAATGACTGCCGACCGCTTCGGATGAAGCGCGGTGTTTCGGGCTGGATGGCCCAATCCCAACCAATCCCCCGAAACTCTTGCTTCTCAAGGAGCCTCTCATGGCTATTTACGCAACCGCTGGTGCGAAAGTCTACATCGGCACCACCGCCGCCGTTGACTTCACGTCCTACACCACCGCTCTCGCCAGCTTCGTGGCCGACACCTACACCGAAATCAAGCCGTCCGAAACGCTCGGCGACTTCGGCGACAGCGCCACCGATGTCAAGTTCCTCGGCATTGGCGATTCCCGCGCGCAGCACCTCAAAGGCTCGCAGGACGGCGGCATTCAGACCCGCACCTTTGGTTTTGATGCCACCGACGCAGGCCAGATCGCCACGAAGGCAGCCTATGCATCGCCGAACGATTACAACCACAAGATCGTTTTCAACGATGCCCCTTCAGTTCGGAGCGCAACCGCCACCATCACGATCGCTTCTCCCGGCGTCGTGACGTGGACGAGCCACGGCCTGGCCGCGAATTCCGCTGTATCGTTCGCCACCACCGGCGCGCTGCCGACCGGCCTTGTCGCCGCGACGACCTATTATGTGAAGACGGTTGTCGATGCGAATACCTTCACGCTTTCGGCAACGTCTGGCGGCACGGTGATCAATACGACCGGCACGCAGTCGGGCGTTCATACCATCTCTACCGTCCCGTCGGCGACGACCGTCTACTGGCGCGGCAAGGTCATGGCGTTCAAGCGCATGCTCGGCACCGGCCCGGATAACGTCATCAAGCTCTCGGCGGACGTATCCATCAACACCACGCAGATCGAAGTTCCGGCGATCGAATAAGATCGTCTCCTCGGGCCGCTCTTCACCGGGCGGCCCCTTTCTCCAGCCAAGGTGATTTATGAGCAAGACTACAGCATCGGACGTCAAGAAAGCCCGCGTCGTCGTCGAAATCGACGGCATCGATTTTACGCTGATCCCGTCGCCAGAGGCGATCATGTTTCTCTCGAACAAGTATGACGGATTTGCGCCGCTCATCGCAGCGATCGGACGTTTTAATTTCCAGGCCATTGCCGACACGGTTTGCGCTGGACTTGGGATCGAGGGCGCCAAGGCGCGCGAAATGGCAAAGCAGGTTGCCATGTCGGGCCTGATCGATCTGTCGTCGAAGTGCAATGAGTTTGCATCGATCTGCGCCAATGGCGGCCGGGCGTTGGTCGTCGATGAGAACGCTGATCAGGAGGGCGGCAAAGGCCCTTTGTCAGCTTAGAGGAGTACGCCAATGGCTTGGTCCGTGTTGCCATGGGCCGATTGTTCTGGTCGTTTGACCGGGCAATGAAAGCCGATTGCCTCGCCATCATTTTGGCGGTCGATGGGCAGGCGGACTTCCTCCAGGGGCTATTTGGTTCGGCAGAAAAGACGGCACCTGAGCCGAAAGAACTGCCGCCCCTCACGCCCGCAGCGTTGCTTAGCATGGGGCCGCACGGGGTGTTGAGAGCCTAGCGCCCGACGCGCTGGGCCATGAACTTCTCACGATCGGCTTTCGACCACTTGCTGGTGTCGACCGGCATATCGGCGACATTCGAAAGCTGGATGTCTGCGGCCATGCGGCTGCGCACTTCGTTCCTGTATCCCTTGACCATACTTGGGATCAGGAAGGCGTCTACAGTCGCCCACGCGATCACCCCAATCGCGAAAGCGCCACCAATCACGATTGCTGCCGTGGCCAAAGCCAATACGGACAGACCAAGCATCGCGAGCCCGCTCATCTTGTAGCCAAGATAGAAGCGGTGTGCGCCGACCAAGCCGAAAAAGAACCAAAGCAGATAGGCCACCAGTGTCGATTTGGCCTCGTTTGCCACCCGCTGTTCTATCAGGATTTGTTCCTGTGTCGTCAGGCCCATTGATCGCTCCCGCCCGGTGAAGCGTCCAAACTAACCCAAGAGACTGAGCGGAGCAACAATGGCCGAGAATACCGCCGCTTCAGTCAATATCGACATCAAGGGCAACATCGCGCCGTTCGAGGCTGCGCTGGCCAAGGCTCGGCAGATGGCCGACCTGTTCGACCAGCAGGTTTCCAAGAAGCTCGGCAATACCGGAGCCTCAGAGGCTGGATTGGCGAAAATTGCCGGCTTGATCGAACAGACCAACGCCATGCTCGCCAAGATGACCGGCACGGTCACCACGGCAGATGCTTCGATGAACAAATTCTCCGCCGATGCCGTGAAGGCAAGCGCGGCGGTTGACGATGTGAAGTCGAGCGCCTCGGCTGCGTCGCCTGCAGTCGGTAAGCTGTCCGGCGAGTTCAATTCCGCCACCTCCGCCATCCAGCGCGCCACGGTTGCCAACCAGCAATTTTCAGCCTCCAATCGCTCCGTTGCCGCCGCGTCGAACCTGAAACTTTCCGATGGCACCGCTGCATCCACCGAAGAGATGCGGGCCTATGCCGTCGCGCTGGATGACATCCGAGCGAAATACAACCCGCTTTTCGGCACGATCCGCAATTATCTCTCGCTAAAGGACGAGTTGCGCATCGCGACGCAGCTTGGCGCACTTTCGGAAAACGAAGCGACTGCCGCGCTCTCCAAGGGCCGCCAAGAGACGCTTGCGGCGATTGGGGTACTCAAGGGCCATACCGAAGCCTTGAAGGGCCACGGTGCGGCTGCTGGCCTTGGCGCAACGCAGATGATGGCGCTCACCCACGCCGCCCGCAGTTTCGCCGAACAGATCGCCTTGGGCGTCTCGCCACTCCAAGCCCTTACCGGGCAAATGAACCATCTCAGCTACGTTGCTTCCGGTCCCGGCGGCGTAAGCGGTGCCCTCAGCGCCATCGGCAATATGGCCGCTGGTCTCGTGTCACGCTTTGCAGGAGTGGCGTCGGCCATTGCAGGTGTTGCCGTCGGCTTCGAATATATCCGCGATCAAGCCTCCGAAACGGAACGTCGTACTGTCGGCTTTGGCGAAACGGCAGTTGCCATTTTCCAGACCATTCGCGACGATCTGCGAAGCAATTTCGGCCCGGCGCTTGCGGTCATCTTCGACCCGGTGATCTACGCGTTCAAGCAATTGGGCTCGGCCGCAGTCGATATCGCCGAACTGGTGATCAATTCCTTCCATGCCGCCTTCGTCGATGTGAAGCTGATCTGGGACGCGCTGCCTGCTTCGTTCGGGCTCACCTTCACCGCAGCAGCTAATGCCGGCATAGGCGCGCTCAATCTTCTGGTGAAGAAGACAAGCGATGCCGTCGATGAGATTTCCAAGGCCCTGAACAATATCCCCGGCGTCAACATCCCGCTTCTGAACGCCGGCAATGAGACCATTCCGCCGATCGACGGCAGCAAGTACATCGCCAGCCTCGACAAGCTTGTTGAGGATCGCAACGCCGCGATCCAGAAGATCATGTCCTCGACGCCGATCCGCGATTTCGGCCAACAGGTGATCGACCGGATCCAGACCAATCATGCGCTGGAGGGTCTGGACGCGCTGGCTAATGTCGATTTCGGCAAGTCGATCGGCGGTGCGACGGGGCTTGGAAATGCCATTGGCGGCATTGGCTCCAATGCCAGCGGCGTGACGGTCACCATCGGCGGCATGGCGCAGCAGGTGATCAATGTCACCAAGGCTTTCGAGGACGCCAAGCGCGCGCAGCTCGGTCAGTTGGTCTCGGCGCAGCAGAACCTCATCCAGATGAAGCAGCAGGCGACGGAGCTTCAGCAGACGCTCGCCGCCGCAGGCCAGAAGTCCGTTTCCGATGTCTTCGGCTCGTTCTTCAGCGATACGGCCGGTGCTAGGCAGGCCATCGCCGATGCCGCCTCTGGCATCAATAGTCTGTTCCAGCAATTCGACGCTGGCCGTGAATCTGCGTCGCAGCTTAACACGGACATCGAGAAGGTTCGTCAGACCCTACTGGCAATGGGCGGCGACCCGAAGGCGATCAACGATTTCGTCAATGCGCTGGTGAACGGCCAACTACAGGCGAGGCAGTTGAAGTCGAACGTCGATAGCCTGTCGCAGAGCATCCGGTCGATCCCAAACCGCACCATCACCATTACCGTCAAGACGCAGCAGATCGGCTCTGGAACGCAGTCGTTGTACACCGTGCCCAGCGAAACCACGGGCGGCTCGACGACCGTTGGCGTGACAAGATATGGCGCCGCTCCCGGTTCGCAGTCCGGCCCTACGATCACTTCCAACGAAGTGCCGGCAAGCGGCTATGGCAGCCAAGGCGGCGGCGGTTCGCCTGGCACGACAAATGTGAATGTGATCAGGTTCGCCACCGGCGGCATGATCCATCCAGGCGATACACAGCAGGTTTCCTTCTTCAAGAGCCCGGACGAAACGGTCGGCATCTTCACGCCGGGCCAGATGCAGGCGCTTGCCGATCCGCAATCCGGCTTCACCGGGCAGCAGGCAACGGCCGACATCGGCCGCATCCCGACCACGCTGCTCAACGTCGAGGCGAACACCAAGAAAACCGTGCAGATCCTCGACGATATCAAGACTTCCACCGCAGCCAGTTCATCGGTGTTCGGTGGCTCGTCGTCCTCGTCTGCCGGCAGCGGAAGCTCCACCAATTCGGATCAAGCGGCATGGAATGCGGCCTATAACCAAGCGTTCAAGTCGGCGCAGGCGAACTATCAGGCGGCGCGCGCGGCTGGTGGCGGCGATGGCATCGTGCCGTTCGCGCAGGGGCTTGTCGCCACACCGGCCCAGATCGCCCGCAACGCCGCCGACATCGCAACGGGTCGGGGTGGGACCAGATCGGCCGGCGGCTTCGACAGCGGCGGCATGATTCACCCCGGCGATACGCAAAGCGTCCAGCTTTTCAAAAGCCCGGACGAGGTGGTGGCGATCTTCACCCCGCAACAGATGTCGGCGCTGCGTGGGGATAATCAGAACAAGGCACCGGCCCCGCCAGTCGAGCAGCGGCCAATCTCCGTCAGCATTCCCGTCACCATCCAGGGCGGCGCGCAAGTCTCCAATGACAGCATCACCGAGATGACACGCCAGTTGGCGCTTGTCGGCGAGGGCATCGCGAGGGCAGTCAATGGCCGTGGATAATCTCGTCATGCCGGAAACGGTGTCGGTCGGCTTTCAGGGCGGGCCGACCTTCTCCACCGACAAGGTGACCGCCGTCAACATGCAGGAGCGGCGGCTTCAGAACCTCACGATAGCGCGCCATGTTTATACGTGGGGCCTGACCAACGCCGACTCCTCCGTTATCGTGACGCTGCGGAAATTCTGGTTCGATCGTCGAGGCGATTTCAAAGCCTTCCTGATGAAGGATTGGGCCGATTTCCAGGTCACAGCCGAGCAGATTGGCGTTGGTGATGGAACCACGGCTGCATTCCAGGCGGGCAAGACTTACACGGCGGGAAGCAACCCCTATTTCCGCATCCTGCGCTATTTCAAGGCGGGGACGCTCAAGGTCTACGTCAATGGCGTCCTGAAGACGCTCACCACGGACTATACCGTCAGCTCGACAAGCCTCATCACCTTCACGGGCGGCCATATCCCGACCGCCGGCCAGATCATCACCATCGATGGTGAGTTTTATGTGCCAGTGCGCTTCGATGGCGACGCTTTTAACGCGACATTGCCGGAACAAAGCATCTTCATCGTCTCGGTAAACCTCAAGGCGATCGAGGTCATCGAATGAGGTCGTGGTCGCCGACGCTTGTTGCCAATCTGGCGAGCGAGGAAGCAACCCGCTGCTTCATGATCGAGGCGAACAACGGCATAACCCCGGTCGTGCGGCTTACCGATATCGACAAGGATCTCACTGTCGGCCTGAACACGTTCGCAAAATCGCCGGGCTTCACCGTCTCGAAATGGACGGTGGCGAGCGGCGGCAGACCTTCAAGCATCGATTTCAATCTGGCGATCGATGCCAACGGCCCGATTTATGCGGAGCATGTGAAGCGCGGTGCCTGGCGCGGTGCGCTGATCACAATCTGGATAGGCGATTTCACCAATCCATCTGACCGGGCAATTCTCGTCTCAGGCTTCATTGGGCTCACTCAATCGACGGATCGCCTCTCGGGCAAGATGCAGGGCATCACCAAAGCGGATGCGCTCGCCGATATCATTCTCTACACCGTGCAGCCGAAATGCAGCCTTCAGTACGGCAGCTTGCGGTGCGGCGCCACGCCTACAGTCTTCACGGCAACAGTTGCCACCGTCACCAACAACGGGAAGTTCACCATCACGGTGACCAACCCCGACAATCTCGACCTCACGCATGGCAAGATCGTCTTCACCTCGGGTGCCAACGCGGGGGCGGAAGGCAACACGCGGCGGTGGGTATCGGGCACGTCACTTGTGGAAAGTGTGCTGCCGTTCCCCTTCGATATCCAGGTAGGTGACGCTTTGACCATTAGCGACGGCTGCGACCTGTCCCGTGCAGGACCGAGCGGCTGCAAGTTCCACAACAACATCAACCGCTTCACCGGATTCGACAAGACGCCCGGCGAACTCTTGGGCGGCACCTGATGGTCTATTTCGCAACGCCCGGCCTCGGCACCGGCGCGACCTGGAGTTTCGCGCCCAGGGTCGATAACACCAAGCTGCCCGCTCCCGTTTCGGCGGCAAGCCCGTTCAATGTATCGAAAGTGTTGGGCCGGTCGATTCCGATCGTCATTGGTACGGGCAAGGTCGACGGCATTCCGGTGGTTGGTGGTGCGGTCACCACGCAGGTCGTCAGCGGCTACACGCAACAGACGCTCACCTCGCTGCAGAACATCGGCGATTTCCCGCCCGGCACCCGCTGGCTGAACGATGATCCATTCAGCCGCACGGTCGAAGTCCCGCAATATGGTTCGCAGCAGTCAGCCATGCTCGGCTATCTGCTGGCCTATGATCCGTTCGGCGACGGCAACAAGCTGATCCGCGTCGAGATCAACGACACCGTGGTCTATGACGCAGAGAACGGCATCGGCGCCACGGCAGCGTTTCGCTTCGATGGCGGCACGCAAACCACGCCCGATCCGATCACCGTCATCAATTTCGGGGCTGATGCCGGCGCATGGCAGAATTTTGCGCTGATCTTCCTTGACGGCTACGTCGCGACCAGCGCGCCGGCCGTCAAATGCGTCATTTCCAATGCCGCGACTGATGGTGGAGGGATCAACACCATCGTCTGGACGGGGACCGCTCCCGTCACCTATACCCAGAACTCCGCCGGGCCGCAGGCGGCTTACGACCCGACCGAGGATGTGATCTACCAGCTTCTCGGCACAGTTGAGATTCCGGGCCTTACCCAGGTCTGGCTCGCGGTGCTGGATGCGGCGACCTATACCGAGCGCTACCGCATTCCGCTTGCGGGCTCCGATGCATATGTTTCCGGCTTCAAATGGATATACGCCATTCGGGGCTCAAACTTCGTCTTCGTCCGCTATCCGGGGATCGATTTCGTCTATGACGTGGTGACAGGTGCGGTCGTTTCCTCGCACACCGAAAGCGGCGAGAACTTCGACTGGAAGATCGGTTTTCCGTTCGGCGATTCCTATCTCATCGTCGGCTTCGATTTCGACGGCGGGATCGGCATCCCCTGCGCCAAGATCGATATCTCCGGGAATCTCTCGATCCTGCGCGTCACCGATGCCGTCAGCGGCGATCTGGTCTATGGCCGCACCACGCCGGGAACCGTCTCGTTCTTCATCTGCGACAGCGCTGGCACGGTCAAGGAATCGACCTTCGACGGCGATCAATGGGCCACCGCCACGGTCTACACCTCGGCCGGCGTGCCGACGGGTGCCTGGTATGATCCTCAAACCGGATACCTCATCGTTTTCGAGACGGTTTCGGGCGCCTATTACGTCCGCTATGTGAACCCTGACACAGGCGCGACGGTCGATAGCATCACGGTCACTAAGGCCTATTTCATTGCCACGGGCACGTTTGCCACCGGCAGGGAGCGCTATTGGCCACGCCCCGGCTTCGTCATGATGACGGAGGGCACGGGCGTAGATGGAACCGTCTATCTGCTCGACGTGGCGGCAAAGACCATCAGCACCTTTGCCGAACATCTGGCGATCGACAACATCGATTTCACCACCGGCATCTTCGACCAGAGCAAATCGCAATGGATCGAGGCCTTCGGCAATACCAACTGGATCGTCCACCAGCTCCCGAATGTGCTGCCGGGCCTGGTGACGCTGCAATCGATCATCACCAAGGTGATGCAGCTTGCCGGCTATGACGAGACCGAGCTGACCTTCGACGGCTTCGCCGGGCTTCAAGCTTATGGCTTCGTCATCGACAGTGACACCAACGTCAGGAACGTGCTGCAGGCGATTGCCGACATCTACGGCTTTACCTTCGCCGACACCGGAGACGGATTTTATTTCAAGAAGGCAGGACAGGACACTTCTTTCGCGCTCGACGCCGCGCTCACGACCGCAGACCTTGTTTTCGCGGGTGATGCGGCGATCGTCACCCAGGACCAGGCAGAGATCAGAAGCCCGGCGCGTGTCGAGCTGGACTACATCTCAAAGGATCAGGGCTACACGTCGCGCCCCGCATCCTTTACCATGCCGGCGATCAATAATTCGATCCGGGTCGAGAAATATTCCACGCCGCTTGTCCTTTCGGATGCCGATGCGCAGAAATTCGTCACCGACAAGTTTTTCGAACTGCAGGCGAGGCGCAGGACACACACTTTTTCCCTGACCGGCAAGGTCGAGTTTCTTCCCGGCGATATCGTCTCGGTCCCGAGCGGCTCGATCACCTATACCGTCCAGATCGACACGGTTGCGCTTAATCGCAACATGGTGGCCGATATTGCCGCCAGCGATTTCCAGACAGCGGTTTCGACCACCATCACCCCGGTCACCAATCAGGGCTTGGATAATCCTGTTCCTGTCACGCTGGCGACGCAATACATCCATCTCGACGTGCCGCTCTATCGCTATATTGATGATCTCGGCGGCACCGGACTAAGGCAATACGGCGTCATCGCCTCGCGCGGCCAAAGCGGCTGGGGCGGCGGCATCCTCTATCGCGGCGATACTGCATCGGCTCTATCGGCGCTGCTCACCCAGGCACCCCACAATGGCGTCATCGGGACATGCACGACGGTGCTGGATGGGCCGGCTGATCCTTTCGGCACGACCGACATTTCCACGGTCACGTTCCGCAAGACCTCGGGCGATTCCGCGCTTCTGGTGAACCACACCGAAGCCGAAGTGCTTGCCGGCGCGAATGGTGCTTATATCGGCGCGGCGGGCCGCTGGGAATGGGTCGGATACAAGACCGTCGTGGATCATGGCGACGGTTCGTTCACGCTCTCTGGCTTCTCCCGGCGCGGCTACAGGGGCACGGAAGTCTTTGCCTATTCGCATCAGGTCGGCGACCAGTTCGTGATGATCGATCCGGCCTGGCTGAAGTCGGTCTCGCATCCGGTTTCGGATCTCACCCTGTCGAAGTTCTACAAGGCGATCGGAATCACCCAGGACCCATCGACCGGCACCATCGTGCAGAAGCAGATCATCGGCGCGGCGGAAACGCCTTATGCCTGCATCAATCTGGCGGCTGCGGCGGGCTCTCCTGATGGCATCGATCTCACATGGGATTATCGCTCCCGCCTCGCCACCGGAACCAATCCGGCGAACTTCGGCGAGGCGTCGCTCGCGTTCGAGATCGACATCTATGCGACCGATGGCGTGACCTACAAGCGCACGCTGACCTCAGCGACAAATTCTGTCCATTATGCAACCGCAGACGTGGTGGCGGATTTGGGCTCCGACCCGCCAACCGAATTGTTCTTCCGCGTCTACATGATGAGCGCGCTTGATATCCTCGTGCCGGGGCAGGAGCGGCCCGTTGCTGGACGCGGCTACGAGGCGCGCGGGCACAAATACTTCTCCGGCATCGGTTCGCCGATCGGCCTACTTCTTGCGCTGACCAAAGCCTGACCGATCGATTGCAGAAGCGAGCGCGGAAATATCAATCTTGCCATAATAGCGCATACCGTCATCGCCAGGTTCGCGATCGACGATCGGCAAACGTTCAATTGTCAACATGCCATTCGAGTGAGTGCATTGCACAAATAGCTCGTCGCTGATGATTTCGGCCAATGTTTTCTTCATTACACCAACATAAGGCAATAAACGATGGCAGACAACGTTGATGTGACACCCGGCACAGGTAAAACAATAGCGGCCGACGATGTTGGCGGCGTCATGTATCAGCGCGTCAAGGCGACATGGGGCCCGGACGGCACCGCCAACGATGTCGATGTTGCCTCTGGCAAGCCGATGCCGATGCAGCTTCGCGGCAGTGGCGGCAGCGACATCCTGGCCGGCGAATATGAGACCGTTGCAGCTTCGGTGACCGCACAAGCGCTCGGCGCAACGGGAGCAACGGGGGATTATATAGCTGGCGTCCTTGTCGTTCCTTCTTCGACCTCGCCGGGCAACGTCATCCTCCTGGACAATGCCACATCCATCACGGTCTTTGCTGGCGGCGCATCCAGCGTTTCCAATCTGGTTCCCTTCTATATTCCGCTGGGCATGTTTAGCGTCTCCGGGGCATGGAAGATCACGACAGGTTCGAACGTCTCCTGCATCGGGATCGGAAACTTCACCTGATGCTCGACCTGATCCGAAAGGGCTATACCAATCTTGCGGCACTTTCCCCGCCGTCTGGCGGAGGCGGAGGCGGTGGTCTGCCTCCCGGTGCCACAAGCCAGTCCGATTTCGTCGCCGGCTTCCATTATTGGGGCGGAGCCACGCGCGCGGTGACCGACATCCTTGGCGGCGGTTTCGATCCGTCGGCGATTTCCGGCTCCGGCATGTACATCAATTTCAGCAATTCGAACCGGCCGACGCCGATCGGGACAATGCTATCCGATCTTCTGGCCGGCCTCGCTGCGGGGATGACGATCCTATTCGAGGTTACCACCGCCAGCTCGCTCGGCGGCTTCCTGCTCTATCTCGGCAACAATCCCGAATATGACAGCGCGAGCCTATATGTCCTGACCACGATCGACGGTTTCATGAGCGACCAGAACTCGCTCAACCTGTCGGGCTCGATTTCGGGCGCGGGGACGCACAAGATCGCGATCACGCTCAACCGCGCCACGGGTGGCAGCAATCACGAGTATGCATGGTGCAACGACGGTGGATCGGCCGTCACCCAGACGGTGGCTTATGCCGCCTCTACCCTGACCGATGCTCAACTCGGCTGGTCCGGCTTCGATGGCGACGGGCAGCAATTGTTCCAGACCTATATCAAGTCGATAACGCTCTATCCGGCAAAGCTGCCGACTGATCTTCCTGCACTGACGGCGTAGGAAGATAGCCGAGCTTGGCCAGTTGCTCTTTGAGCAAAAGGCGGATGGCCTCGGAGCGGATCGGCAGTTCGTTCAGTCCGCGACGATAGTCATCCAAAGCAAGAATGATCTCTCGCGGAAGCCGCATCGTTATCTGTTCGCTGTCCACGCTTGGACGACCGATCTTTCCGACTTTCTCAATTCTTGAAGTCATGAACTGGTGATAGCAGTACATTCCCGAAACAGCAACTTCCGCGATCACGGAATTAACACTATTGGATAAGGCCAATGCTGACGCCCTTGCCTGCCGCCGAACTGCACGTCATTTCCGTGATCTCCAATCCGGCCCGCTACCGAACGCGCGTGAAGCTCTTCCGAGAATTTACCGAACGGATGAAGCGGTACGGGGTGACGCACTGGATTGTTGAGGCGACAAGCGGACTGCATGAGCCGTCGATTGTGGACAGGTGCCATCCAAACCACATCCACGTCCGCTGCGATGACGAGCTGTGGGTGAAGGAAAACCTCGTCAACATCGGGGCTCAGCACGCCATCCAGGCAGGGGCCAGGTTCCTGATGTGGTGCGATGGGGACATCCATTTCCTGCGCGAGGATTGGGCGACCGAGACGCTATCGGAACTGCAGGCAAGGGCAGTCGTGCAGCCGTTCAGCGATGTGATCGACACTGGTCCCGATCATGAGTTCCATGAGCGGCAGCGAGGCTTTGCCTATTGCTATACCAGAGGCTTTGAACTTGGCGAAAAGAACAGGTTCGGCGGTTGGGAAAAATGCGGCCCATACGATGGGGGAGGGCCGTTCTGGCATCCTGGTTATTGCTGGGCATTCACGGTCGAAGCCTGGGATTGCCTGGGCGGCATGCTCGATAAGGCAATCCTTGGCTCGGCGGACTATCATATGGCCTGCGCCCTGATCGGCCGAGCCGATTTCTCGATGCGCTATCGTCGGGATCTGGGCTGTGACTGCCATCCCAATTACCGCTCAATGGTGAAGGAATGGGAGGCTCGGGCAGAGCGTCATATCGCCCGCAATATCGGCTATGTCCCCGGAACCATCGTTCACCATTTCCACGGGCATAAGGTCAACAGGAACTACAAGGGCAGGCGCGAGATCCTGGTTAAGCACCAGTTCAATCCGCATTCCGATGTCCACTACGATGCGCGCGGCGTTTTGCGGTTGGCTCATCCCCATGATGCGCGCCGCCGGGGGCTAAGGGACGATCTCCGCCTTTACTTCCGCGCTCGTCACGAAGATACGCGTTGATGCGTCGTAAAACGTTCGCCCGCCGGGTTCGCTTCCATGGAGCCTGGCTGGCAATCGTCATGATGATCCTTGATGCCATCTCTAGCGTCTGGTTCGCCTTCGACACGATTTTGCCGATCCCGCCGCTCGCCTACGCAGGCCTTGGCATGTTCTTCGCCATCGCCTCTGGGATTGGGCACCTCTACCGGAACGACTAGGAGACATCTCCCTATGGCAAAGAGCCGCTACCTCGCTGGTGGCGCGGCTGGTGCTGCGCTATTGGCCGCCGCGACCGCATACACCTCGCATTGGGAAGGGCGCCGGTATGTGCCCTATTTCGATGTCGGGCATGTGTTGACGGTCTGCGATGGCCATACCGGCCCGGATATCATCCCAGGCAAGCGCTACATGGACGCTGAGTGCGATGCGCTGACCCAGAAGGATATTCTGGCCCACGAAGGCCGTATGCTCTCCTGTGCGCCCGAGCTGGCCGATCCCAAGCTTATTCCCGACGATACCTACATCGCCATTAACGACTGGGCGTTCAACGTCGGCACCGGAGCGGCCTGCAAATCCACGCTCATCCGTAAGGTAAAGGCGGGCGACGTGCGCGGCGCCTGCATGGAACTCAGCAGGTGGGTTTATGTCAAGGGCCGCGTAATCAAGGGCCTCGCCGTTCGCCGCATAAAGGGCGACGAAGTGAACCTGAGCGAGCGCGCCCTCTGCCTGCGGGGCCTCTGATGCTCGCCATCTGGTTTGCTCTGCTCCTCATCTGCGGTGCCATCGGTCTCGCCATCACCGTTAAGGTTATCTCGGGTTTTGTTAGGGGCATGAAGCAATGAGCGCGTTCATTCTCTGGCTTGGCAGGGCCACAGGGCTGTCCTCACTGCTCTCGGCAGTCCTCGCCTATTCGCTCATCGCCGCGCTCGCTGGCGGGACGCTGTGGGGCTACGGACACCACAAATATTCGCAGGGCTACGATTCCGGCGCAAGCCATGAGCGGGCAGCGTGGGAAGTGCAGCGCGAGAAAGATCTAGCCAAGCAAGCCGCCGATAGAAAGGCAGCACAGGCCGAGATCGACCGGCTTGAGGCAGAACTTCAACTTGATGCCCAGGAGCGCAAGGACGCCCAAGCCGACGCCGATCTGAAGAAGGCGCAAGCCGCCTCCGCCACCAAGAAAAACATCTGCCTGCCGCGCGAAGTCGGCCGTGCATTGAACAAAGTGGGGCGCTGACGATGAAGGCTCTTTCCGTTCTTCTGGCGGTATCACTTTGCGGATGCGCGAGCTGGTTCCCGGATCGTCATAGCGTTCTGCCGCCAACACCCGCCCACGTCTCAGAAAATCTAAAGAAACCGTGCGGCGAACTAACCACCATCCCAGACCGCGATCTAAGCCAAGAGGAAAGCAACCCGCTCTGGGCTCATGACCGGCGCGTTGGTGGCTGCGCTCTCAGGAAGAACAGGGCACTCGTCAAGGCAATCACGGTCCTCGAACAGCAGGGCCAGCCGAAATGAGCAGCCGCAAGGTTTCCAGCATGACAGAGGATGAGCTGGTGGAGTTGATCCGGGCGGCTGTCAGGGCTGAGTTCAGCGCTGCCGGTATGCGCGTCGATGCTCCCGCCGATGTCGATGAGGCACGGGAAGACTTCCGCTTTCTCCGCAAGGTCCGCCACTGGTTCGAGGGCACGTCCAGCAAGATCGGCGGCGCAATCATCCTTGCCGTCGTGACAGGAGCGCTTTGGCTAATCGTGGCCGGCGCACAGGCGTTTTTTCAGTCCAAGCCGTAATCCATCCTCCAACCGAAAAGGACTGCCTCTCATGGGCATGACCCCAAGAGTGCGATTTGCGTTCTGCGTTCTCTGCGCCTTCTTCGTCCTTTGCATTGTCATGGCGCTCACGCCGGCCAACGCCGAACCGCAGTGCACGGATTACAAGACGATCCAGGCCACATTGCTGGAGAAATATCACGAAACGCCATCCGCCGCTGGATTGGCTGCCGAAGGTAAGGCCGCCTACACCGTGTTCTCCACGCCGGATGGTGCAAGTTGGACGCTGGTTATCGTCGGCGTCAGCGGCAAGTCATGCGTTGTCGCCTCTGGAGCCCATTGGGTCGATCTTTCCGCCGGCAAGGGAGACCCGACGTGATCAGGCTCTTCATCGCTAACATTGCCGGCTGCTGCGTTGTCGCCTATGCGTGGTTCCTCGGTTTCATCGGGCGTATCACGGAAGCTGACGGCGCCCACATGACCGTCATCATTGCCGCTGTGTTCCTTGCCGGGGTCACCTCGACCTTCTTGCAGGCAAGCCGCATAGGCAAGATCACCGCAGAGGATTCGCGCATCCGCAGCGCGCATCTCTATGACGCGTTCGCCGCGCTCTTTATCCTCGGCATCATCGGTAATGCGATCGGCTTCCTCAATGCCTTCGGCGGCGTGAACGTGGCTGATCTGGCAACGCCGGAAGGCGTCCGCAAGGCCGGCGCGCAATTGCTCTCCGGCGCGGGTACGGCGTTCGGATCAACCCTCGTCGGCCTGTCGCTCGCTCTCTGGACATCCATCAATCTGCGCATCCTGGCTACCGCACAGGACCGCGCCAATGGCTGACAGGCACGCAAGCCACGTATGGCTTTACGCCTTTGTCGATGTGCTGCTTGTCCTGACGTTCGTGCTGGCCTCATACGCATGGCTGGTGCTGCCGCAGATTAATCCTATCGCCAAGGACAATCCCGACAGCGCTAAGCCACCCGGTCAAATGATGGTCTGCATCTATTGGCAGGGACACAACGACGTTGACCTCTGGGGCGGCTCGCCCGACGACGACAAAGCCACCGGCTATAGTCGAAAATCGGGCAAGACAATCGATCTGGTGCGCGATGACCTGGGTGTTGAAAACGCTCCGCACTTCGAATGTGAGTTCGCCCGCAGTCTGCCCGATGGCCGCTGGGCCTATAATATCCACGGCTACTCGATCAAAGATCCAGAGGTAGCGGTCCATGCCGAAATCAGGCTTGGCGACGAGTTCGGCTATCACCTTCTCCTCGAACGCGATCTTACGATAAAATACAAGCAGGAACGAACAATTGCGCAATTCCAGTTGCGAGACGGCAAGGTCGTTCCCGGTTCGGTGAATGAAGTTCTCGTTCCGCTTCGGAGTGCTGGCGCATGATCTGGGCCGCGTTTGCCTTCCTCGCGTTCTTCGCTGCCTGCCTGATCTTCAGCGCGGTTGGCCTCTGGTGGATGGGTGACGAATGATCGTTCTCGCCTCAACATGGCTTCTTCTGGCGCTGGTAATGTGCGCCTTCGCGTGGGCCGCCGGCAAGCGCTGGGTGGCGCTTTCCCTGCCGTTTGCGGCGATCATCGCCGCATTCTCGCTTTTCCTTGCTACGGGAACGCCACGGTTAACGCCGCCACCCGCCGGTAAGTATACGGTTGTTGGGGCTGACATCGAGGTTGATGTAGCCATATACGCCCTGCTCAAGGGCGAGGACGGCGTTTCCCGGTTCTACCGGCTGCCATACACCGCCGGGCAGGCGAACGCACTGCAAGAGGCCAAGGACGGCGCTGGTGAGAGTGGCCAAGTCACCGCCACCATTGGCGAGGATGGCGGAGCCCAATATGATGGGCCGCCTCCCATTCAAGGTGACCCGCCGAAGGTCCCCGAAAGCCCGGCCATTTCTCTCCTGTAACTACGCCACCACAGCATATCGAGAGGTGACGGTGCATGCCGAATCCACGGCTAAGCAACGAACTCGCGCAACAGGCAGTTGATGCTCTGAATGCAGCGGGCGGCAATACTTCCCATGCCGCCGAAGCCCTTGGTCTAGCCAGGGGCACATTCCAGAACCGCCTGAAAGCCGCAGCGCTCAAGGGCATGATGGGGCCGGCAAAGACACTGCCCGGCTTCGAAATCAAATCCATCGCCACCAAGGAAGGCGATTCATGGGTCAAGCAGACCCGTGAACCGGGAGAGGAGTTCGCCCTTCCCGAAGGGCATATCTTGAAGGGCGTATCTGCCCTACTGGATGCCGATGGCCGAACCGTCCAGCAATGGGTCAAGACGAGAGAGGGAACCGATCCCGTCTCGACGGTCGAAGCCCTCAAAGCCGCCTTTGAGGATTTCGAGGGCCGGGCGACACCGACACCGCCGCCAACCGCCGCAAACTCTGATCTCCTCAATCTGCTCCCGTGCAACGACTGGCACACCGGAGTTTATATCTGGGGCGAGGAAGCCTCTGAGAATTGGGATCTCGATAAAGCCGAACGCGTCATCGGCCAAAGCGTCGAGGAAGCTCTATGGCGCTCGCCATCTGCTGGAATATGCATTGTGCTTGGCGGCGGCGACCAGATGCACGCCGACACAAACGACAACCGGACGGCCAATTCAGGCCATGCGCTTGATGTCGATGGCAGGCATCAGAAGGTGCTTGGCGTCACATGCCGGCTGTTCGTTCGGACCACGGACACGGCCCTGCTTCGCAATGAACGCGTTGTCGTCCGCATCCTCCCCGGAAACCATGATCCGTATTCGTCAGTAGCGCTCGCCTACTTCCTCCTTGCCTGGTATCGCAATGAACCGCGTGTGACGGTAGACGTTGATCCGTCGCTGTTCTTCTGGTTCCGACACGGCCTGGTGCTGCTTGGTGCTACACACGGCCATACGGTCAAGGTCGGGCAGATGCCCGCGATCATGGCCCATAGACGGGCCGAGGATTGGGGCCAGACGCGCTTCCGCTACGTCCACGGCTTCCATCTCCACCACTCAGCCAAGACCGCCACAGAGGGCAACGGCGTCATCACCGAGACGCATCAAGCCCCGATTCCCCAAGATGCTTGGCATTGGGGCTCTGGCTTCCTCTCCGGCCGATCGATCCAGACAATCACCTATCACGCGCAATTCGGTGAGATTTCCCGTTGTCGCGTGGCAATTATGGATGCTCCTGAATGACCAATAAAGCCTATATCCGCGTCTCTCTTGCCCAGGATGGAAAGACACCCGTTCGCGAATTGATGTACGATGGTCTCAAGATTGGCGAGTTGAGCTACGTCGATCTGATCGAGTTCATCATGCAAGCTACCAGTTCGCTTCGCTATGAGGTCATTCGATGATCACCCTTACGGATATCGAGGACATGGCCAAGCGTCTTTGCTATGAGCATGAGCGGGCGAACGTATGGAGCGCTATCGACGAATCCGAGCGCCTGCATTGGCGGCGGAGGGCTCAGGAAAAATTCGCGGCTGAGCACTATACGCCTCTCCAATCCAAGTAATTCTGGATTCGGCTTATTGACGCTTGGCAATCTCATGTAATGCTTCTTGCATAGTCCCTTGACACCCTGGGCGCGCCAATCCGCATTGCCGCTGCATCCTTCGACTGAACATGCCTTAAATCTCACCAGGGATGGCTCCCGCTTTCCCAAATCGTTCTGCTTTTGTACTGCAATTAGAAGAAATTTGCAAAAATCTTATAGCGGCAGCACATCCAGCCATCCCATCCACCCAAGCAATCCCACACCAGCCCCTATGAGCAAGTAGAGCCAGAGACGGGAGATGATGCGGCGGGCCCGACGCTGGATCATGGCTTCTTATTTGATGGTCGATTCGCACGTTCCATGGTACGGTCGCGTTCTGCGGCCAACTCGTTGGCGATGAGGTCTACGGCATTAAGATATTCGTGGTTATGAAATATCAACTGCGCAATTCGCTCGGCTGTCTTTTTGATATCGCGAGGAACGCTCATGCATCTTCTCCTTGGGTACGGTAAGCTGTTCCGCCAAGAGCTTGGTTGCGCACGGCCTCAGCTATCTCTTCCGCAATGAAATCGGCGGGACAACCCGAATATAGCGCCGCCTCGTAGGCGATCTTCGCATCCCGCTCTTTCTGCGCTAGGCGCTCGGATAGGAGCGCTTGGGCGATGAGCACCGACACGTCGATCACGGTCCCTTTCGCGCGGCTTCGCTCTACCGCGTCAGCCCAGACCGAATTCGCCTTCTCCTGAATGTCTGCCGGCACGTCCATGTGTTACTCCTCTGTGGGGGAAGGGGAAACGATGGCGATGGCAGCGCGAAGGGTTGAGTTTTCAATCGTCAGACGGTGGACCTCGACACGATAGTTTTCCAATGTCTCTTTGGCTGAATCGATGGCGCATGGCAGGCAATGAATGGCTCGCTTGTCCATGTCGATGAAGCGGCCGTCACACCTGATGCAGCGGCCAAGGTAGCCGCCGGGAGCATAGCCAGCCAGAGGCCACGTTGGTACCCGGTGAGTGGCGGCATCTTTCCAGTCGATCAGGCGTTCTTTCATCTTGCTCATCCTATTCTCCTCTGTCGCTATAGCCGGCGAGGGGTGAACAGCTCGGGAACAAGCTGTGCCTCAATATCGTGCCGCGTGTGTTTCCCATGCCCTTACCTTGGCGGCATCATAGGCCGCCTGCGCCTCTTTCATGGTGGCGAAAACACCGAGACTGACTTGCTTGCCGTCAACCCGAATCCGGGCTCGCCATTTCCCGCGATGCGCGGAAGCGCCTTTGGCGACCTTGGTGGCGGCAGAGCGCATGCAGTTCCTTGCTTGGCTGGTAGCCTGCAAATTCTCTCGGGTATTATTGAGCGGGTCGCGGTCAATGTGATCGACAACAATGCCGTCTGGAGCATCCATGATGAACCGGTGCATATAGACGATGCCGCCGTGACCTCCCTTGGACTTGGCATATCTGGCCCTCGCATAGCCGTTCCCCCTGTCGGACCATTTAAGCGCATTGACACGCTCAAAGTCCTCGTCGCTGACCTTCGCTAGTTTCCCGCATGCGAGTCGGATCGTCTTCATCGCTGAGAACCCTTCGTGAACAAGCTGAGGCAATTTCGTGCCACATCATGGCGCGCGACCGTGCACACTGGTGCATAGTAGGTTCTGGAAAGGGCGGCTGAAAGCCTTAGAAAATGGTGGGCGATGCAGGGATTGAACCTGCGACCCCACCCGTGTGAAGGCCTATATACGTTGGTCACCGTGAGACCTTCCGCTGCGCTGCTAAGCGCTTGGCTTTAAACGCTTTTCTGACCATCGTCACGCCAGCCCTGTCGCCACGATTTGCGAGTTCTGTGGCAATTCTGCGCCAATCGACGCCCGCCGGAGCCTTCGCTTCCATAGTCCTGGCGATGGCTCGGCTGGCCTCCAATTGACGCTGCATGGCCGTGCACCGGTTTGCCTTCGCGATCTGTTCCAAGGTCGGCGATACCAAGATAGGCGTGGTCCATTCCCATGCTTCGAACGCCGATACAATTTCCGCGTTTGAGACCGAGCCGTCCAGCCATTCGCCGCGCAGCCGACCGGGCATTGCTCCCAAAATACGGGCCTCGATGACGAGTGCCGTTTCGGTGTCGGCTTCACCCAGACAGATGATAGTCATTTCGAATGGAAGAGCGCCGCGATTAAAAGATGACAGTCGCTTCTCAATATCGTCTGAGACGCCAATCTTGGCATAGCCGCCGCCGCGCATGGCATAGACAAACATCGCCTATTTCCGCTTCCTTTGGGCGCCGAAACGGGATCGGCGTTGCTTGATAGATTCTACTGCTTTTGCGTCAAAGATGCCAGTTTCGCGGTCGAATATCCCGGCAACATTTCGGCCTGCTTCCTCGCTGTGCACATAGGTCTGCATGAACAGCGCGGCCGACTTCCATCCGCCGGCATCCATCGCTTCCTTGATCCTAGCCCCGCCATTGATCGCCTTTGTTGCGAAGGTGTGTCGGCCGGCCGCGTGGGTGGATCTCGGCTCGATCTCCGCCCGCTTGCATACGGCCTTGATCCGTCGGTTGACTGCCTGTCGATCAGTATAGCCGAAAACCCGCTTGTCCTTCTCTAGACCGAGCGCGGCCATCCTGGCTACAAGCTCAGCGGTGAGATAGCGCGGCGACCATTCGTCGGTCTTGGTCTTTTCCAGCAGCGCCACCCGAGCGCTTAGATCAACATACTGCCCGACGAGGTTTATTGCCTCCGAGACGCGGGCGCCGGTCTGCTGCATGAACAGGACGCAAGCGGATAGATGGGGCAGGCCGCTCTTATCGGACTCTGCCAGGAATTTGCGCATCCATTCGCTATCGACGGGCTTGTTCTTCCGCGACTTCGGCACGTCAAACTGCTTTACCTTCACCGGCCCGCACCAGCCCAGATCATGGGCATGGTTGATTACGGAGCGGGCGGGGGTAATAGCCTGCCTGTTGCGCGTCCCCGAGTTGGCATGGGGATAGAGCGCCAGCGCGGCGCCCCTGATCTCGGCCGGCGTGATCGAGCCGACAGCGCGGCCCTTGAAATATTTCAGCACCTTCGGGATATATCGGCCTTCGCCGCCCTGCTTGAGGTAGCTCAAGGCTGCTTCTTCGAAGGTGCGGACTGCCGCTTCGCCAAAGTTATGACGTTTCCAGAGCTTGGCTTCGTAGAGCGCGAGCTGTTCTTGGGCTCTTTCCGGCTCGCGAGTTTTAAGGCTTGTTCGAATGCGCTTTCCGTTGAAGGTTCCAACGGCGTATGCGATTCCGTCGCGCCAGTCGATTTTGAGGCCCGGCATGATATCTTCTCCCGAAGCAGGGCGATATGCTCAGGATAGAACACCTTCCTGACGCCCCGTCGCTCAAAATGCGGGTTGTTCTTCAATTCGTCCACAAGGAAGCGCCTGGAGACGCCCAGCAGTACAGCGGCGCCGTCCATATCGACGGGCACCAAACCTTCTGTCCATGCGGGCAGCGTGCGTGTCACGGCTTCTCCCCTGTGTTGGTGGGGGCGGAGAACGGTTCCCACATCTTCTGCATGTAGTCCCAGCGCGGCTTTAGAAACTCAATGATGGCTGGCTCGTCTGCGCGGCAGACAGATACCTCGAACGAAAGCAGTTTCGCCTTGCGCTGCCCAATCATCTGAAGCAGGAACCTGGCGTGCCGGTAATAATCGTCGCCCGTGTAGCTGCTGGCGCCCCAGTCTTCGCCCTCAAGCCAATCCCAGCGAACGAACCAGTTGTAGTCCATGTCGCTGTCGCCGAATTCCTCTATGAACTCAGCCCATGTCTTATATTCGGTATGGCAATCGTTGCTGAAATAATTGCCCTCCGACATGTAGTACGGGTGGTCAATCTCCCAGAGGTGCTTTGGCTCGCTCATTCCCCGCCGTCCTTCTGCTTCGATGAGGAGAGGGCGGCGGCGTCGAACTTGTCGGCCTCCTGTTCCATGCGATCAGTGAGGCGGCTCATGAACTCCATGGCACCTTCGGTTGGCGATGACGTATCCAGCGTTTCGACAAGGATCTGACGAAAGGCAACATAGCGCTCTCGCGCCTCCGCCAGCGCCGCCTCCAGGCTGGCTATGCGGTCGGCGGATTCGCGATCGAGCTTGCTGTCGATGGGTCCGTAATAGCCGACGGCATATGTTCCGCAGCCATCTGATGCGCCAGCGGGCGCCGCTCCGTTCATTGTGCTGGCGCGATGTCGCAGCCGTTCGATCAGGTCGCTCACCACCGGCTCCAATCCAAAAACATCAGCATCGCGACGATGGCGAAGTAAGCAATGACCCCGCCAAGGAGGAGCAGCCCAATAAATTCAGCGCTCATCCCTGCGGCTCCCTCTTTGCTGCGAGGGAGAGGGCGGCGGCACGAGCCAATGCGCGCCATTTTGCTTGGATGCCAGTGCTTTCTTCGCTCCACGGCGCCTTCGCGCGGACCCTGGCCGCTGACGGGAAATCTGCAACCTCGCTCCTCCACATAGCTTCAGCCATGCGCTCGATCTGGTCTTCTCTTACCCCCGCATCGGCGGCAGCGGGGCGGGGAGAGGTGTAGAGCTTGGTGCCGGTCGGAAACCAGTTCTCTGCGGCAGGCTTGTACCAGAACACGCCTTCGCTTAAGACTTCGGCAACCGCCTCCCCCTCGCCAGCGGCTTGGGACGCGAGGGCGGCGGCCTCGTAGGTATGAAGCTGATCAATAGCGCGCGCCAAGATGTCCTGTGCTTCTTTCGGCGTGTAGGTCTCATCGTCAGGAACGCCGATCTTTTCGATGATCAGCCAAGCAAGTACGTTCTCGGCGGCAGTCATCCTCTCCTCGCCATCGGCCATCGGAGCGTCATCGTCGTATAGCCGTCCATCCACCGCCGCTGCCTTAACTGGCGGGGAGGATTGGAGGGCGGCAGCATCAAGCTTGGCCTGTAACTCCAGAGCATGTTCCCGCATGATTTTAGTTGCGGTAGCTGCCGTCATGCCATCCGGTATGTGGACTTTGGCTGACGCTTCGAATGGTTCACACTCCGAAAGGGTGGAGATGTGAAAGCCTGATTCAACTGCATAGCCGCATTCCAAACATAACCCGCCGAAGTCATCCGGCCTGGCAATATGTGGCTTCTGACCATTGAAACGGCGAACGTCTGATAATGTGCCAGCCGTTGGGTTGAATGCGCGAACAGGCCGCTTTCTGGTTGCGTCGAGATAGGTCCGGATGGCCGTTGCCGCGAACATTTCCGAGACGTTATAATCCCATGTCTTCTCAAAATATTCGAGGCATTTGTTGCGGATTGCGTCGCGCGCTACCGCAAGCGCCTTCTCGTCCAGCGCCTCCGCCTGGTTCTCTGGCTCGGCTGAGGAGCGGTCTGGAACGGAGCGAACGACCCCGTTGAAATCAGGCCCATAGGTTTTGCTCATGGCATCCTCGCTTTGGAAATGATGGCGGTGCCGGCTGCGATGTCGCCCGAAACCTCATAGAGCTTGATGGCCAGTTCGAACGGATCGATGCAGTGCGAGCGCCACCAAGCCAGTTCGTTGGCGTCATGCTGCGCCTTATGCTCGTCCGGTGTGAGCGGCAGCGTCCAAGCGTCGTCAGCCTTCTGCCCAAGCCCGGTGTGCTTTTTCTTGTGAATCGCGCTCCCGGTTCGGATGTGGCATGCCTCGCAGCCATAGAGGCCGCTCACAGCGCTCGGAAGCTTGCGGATGAAAGCGAGGTGCGCGGCATCTTCGATGCGCTTGGTGGCCTTGCTGGACTTGTCCAGGCTGAAGGCGGTATCAGGGCGCTTAATTGCAAAGCCCATCGGCTCCCTCCAGCTCTCGCTCGATTTGGAGCGCCAATTCCTCCTCCAGACTTCTGTCTGCTACCTGGAGGAACATCACTTCGTCATAGAGGCGATTGTGGAGGGCGCGGTATTGCGGAGGCCGTTCTGGCCGGCGCCGTTGATACTCTCGAACATTGACGACGTTGCTCACGCTGCCCTCCTGTCGTCGGTGAAGGTGACGCCGCGCTCGGCGCCCCACTGGAACACAAAGTCCAGAAGGTCCGACATCTCCGCTTTGGTCATGCGCGAGGAACTGAAGCCGGTAGGGAACGGCCTGCCGTCAAGGCCGAGTTCGAATTGCACCGCATGGCCGCATGCGTTCATGAACAGGCATTTCCAGACCTCCGGCGTGTGCATCCTGCCGTCGGGCTTGGCGCGGCTAATGTCGGAGAGCGCGGCCCATAAAGCCGCATTTTGATCGAGACTTCTCGTTGCCGCCTTGATCGTAACAACTGCATCGGCCGGCGCGCGATCGATCATCGACTTGGCGAAATCTCGCTGCGATGGTCCGCGCAATATGCAAGTTTGTGCCACAGTGGGTCCCTTCTGCCCGACGCCATTTTCGGCGCCGGGCTTCTCTCGTTGCTAACCTGCTTGAAGTGGATTGTTCGCGAGCGACTTGGTGAGCGCATCGCGGAGCGGAACTTCCGCCAACTCCTCGGCGTCCATCTTTTCCATGATGGCCTTTTCGTGAGCATTGAACTCATGGTTAAGGCCGTCCAGAAACTGCTTGTTGAGGCGCAATTCCCGAGCCATCTGGCGGTAGTCTTCCTTGAGGACCTCAAGTGCCCGAAGCGTATGGCAATCGAGCATGTCGTCATCGAGCATGGCCTTGAGCACATCCCAGGTTCCGTTCGTCTTGAGCCAATATGACGTGCGCGTTCCATCTGCGCGCCAACCCTTCGCCGGCTTGCCGTTCGCCTTCAAATGTTCCTGCTGAACGGGTGCGGCCTTCGGCTCGTCGTTCGACTGCGAGGCGCGGTTGCCATTCGCTCGGAAGTCGTCGCTCTCCTCTTCCGAGTAGACCAATCCATGGAGGCCTATGAGTTTCAGGATCACGCGGTCGATTGCGCGTTTCTCGGCAATGGCCCAAGGGTAAGCGTTCTTGCAATTCTTCGGGCTGGCCTCTCCGATTGACCAGATTGCCCGGTCACCGTAGACGCCGCGGACGCATATGGCAGCAACGCCATCAGCGCTCTTGGCCTCTAGAATTTCGGGCATGTCGAAAGTGATCCCGGCTTTCGCCGCAACCACCTCAAGAGCAGCGTGCTTGACGAGCCACACGTCGCGCCCCTGCGGCAATTTCCAGAAGTCATCCTTGCTCAAGTTATATTGCTTGCGGACGATCTCGATACGTTCATCAAGCATGGCGCTTCCTCTCGTGCTCTGAATTGATGATCTGGAACATCAGTCGGCGCGCAGCATCAAATCCATGCTGCGCAACCAAATCGCGGAAGGCCATGCGCGCCTGGTAGTCGTAGAAGCCCGGCATGTCCTGCGCTTCGAACAGCGCCTCCGCAGCCCTTAGATCATCGGCGATGTGGTCTGGGTGGGTCATGCTGCTGCCTCACGATCTTTAGGATGCATATGCTTGCGGACGTGGTGGCGCATGCCGCAGATGTCGGCAGCCATGGCCCGGACATTCTTGTCCTTGTGGTCGTCATCGAACCGGAGTAGCGCCGTGATCACGCGGAACACTTCCAGGTCTAGCTGGTCAGCCGCGATCTGGCGCGTGGTGCGAAACTCGCTCATGCTGCGCGCTCCATCTCTTCCGGCTCGCCCGCCACATCAGCGAGAATGGCGTTGGCTTCTTCGGCTTTGACGCCGGCCTCAAGTAGTTCCAGGCGGCGAAGCATCGAGTGATCCCATGTGGTGCGTAGGAGCCTGGAAAGCTCGATCAGCGCGGCTTCTGCGATGGCGTCAGGGGCGGTGTTCATGACTGGCAAGCCTCAAGTTCGCTTGCGAAGCGCTCTGCGGCGTCCTCGCTGGCGTAGAGCGCATCGGCGATGTGCCGGAAAAGATGGGCGCGAAACGTTTGATCGTCCTTCGCCGGATGGCGGATGAGCAGCACGGCGTCGATGCGCTTCCTGATCGTCAGGCTGTATCCCTTGAGCGTCTGGCGCTCGCGCTTCTCGCCATTGATCGCGATATGGTTGACGTAGAAATCACCGTCGCGCGGGTCGTTCAGGACAAGCTCCGCAGTTCCCGAGAAGCTGCCGAAGTGGATGCCGTCCACGACAATTTCGAGATCCTCGAACTCGTAATCCATCGAGAAGTCGGTTGGGATGCGGGCGAGAATGGTCATCGTCTCTGTCCTCGTTAGCGGAGCAAATGCCCGCGTCCTGCATTGATGAGGTCTTGGCGGTAGTTGCTGTCATCGCGCCCGCCGTCTTCCATCAGGCTTTCCTGCTGGCGCCGCCATGCGTCTTCCATCTGCCCGTCGTAATCGTTGTAGGCATCGGCCAAGAGGCGCTTGGCTTCATCCAGCGAGCAGTCGAAGTCCTTGAGAACGTCAACCAGGCTTTCGGTGATTTGTGCTGCGCGGGGCTTCATCGTGGCTCTCCTGCTTGATGCGTGGTCTGTTGAGGGGTTCAGGAGATCACGGGCCGCTGCCATGCTTTGGAACGGGGCGGCCAACGTCAGTGGCAGCACGTAGCGTTTCCACGCCTTTTGCAGCGCGCGTTGACATCGGAACACCCGGCTTCCAGATGCCTGCCGCCTGCCAAATCTTGTCGGCCTCGGTGATGTTGGCCGCATATGCCCGCATGTCATGCGCGCGGTAGGTGGCGTAGATTGCATCCTTGAGCGGCTTGGGAAGCATTGCCCAATGAGGCGGACAGGCAAGCCGCGACCGATCAATCGGCTTGCGGCAGCAGCGGCATTCTCCGGTAAGGCTCATTCTGCTCTCCTTGCTGACCATCGGCCCGAGGGCGATGCGTGGGGTGATGGGGTTAGGCTGCAGTCGGGCCGTCATCGAAAAACAGCGGGTGCCAGCAACGCGCGGAGTTCGTCGCGAAGGTTTTCAGCTGCGCCTTTTGAGATCAGGTATTCGGAGCGCTTCTGGTTATCGCCCTTCATCAAAACGATACGAAAATACGGACCGCCAGCGCTCAGGTTGTTCATGCCGTCGACGGGGCCAACGACGCCGATGTCTCGTGTTTCGGGCGTATTGTGCCGCTCGATAAGCTGGCTCAAAACGCTGCCTTCTTCGGCGGGTTTGTTCGTATAAAACATTTTCATGCCTCCGTTGTGTCCTCTGTCCTCGGACAAATGCCTTTATGCAGCGCCACGCAGCACCGAGTTGATCGTCGCCCATGCGACGGCTGCGCCGGGCACAACCGCAACCGGAATGAAGCTGTCTTCGATGCCCCATTTGGCGCGGGCAGCCTCAACGCGATCCCAAGTCCAGCCCTCGGGGAGCTTGATGTCGGTAGGGCGGGCGGCTGCCGAGGTGTTCATGTGTCCGTCTCCTGTATGCGTGGTCTGTTGAGGGGTTAGACGGCGATCCGGCGCGATTGCTCAATGTGCTGGATCAAAGCGCGCCCGATGAAGTGCGTGAATATTGGCGGGATGGCCTCGTTCAGTTCCGCCTTGGTCATCCAGTCGATACCCATGGCATCGCTCGCGGCCTTGACCGAACAGTTGCCGCCACCCGTCACCTGGACGAACGCCCGCATCTCATCCAATTTGCCGTAATGGGCTTTCCGCTTGTCCTTCGTGTAGACGAGGGGGTGCTTACCGTGGGGCGGCGCGCGGAGCGGCCAATTTGTCTCAAAGAGGCGGTGACGGAGCACGCGCAATTGAGGAAACATCGTCCCGCACAACATCGTCGGGTTAAGAAGCGGCGCGCCCTCTACATTCTCGATGACGTATGGGAGACCTGACCCCTGCAGGATACGGCGAGTATCTTCGATATAGCACGGGTGATCGTCTGCATTACCGTTCCGTCGCGCCAGATCGCTATGGCGCTGACACGGCGGGCTCGCATGCACGGCGTCGAAGGTTTCACGCAGCCAGCAAACGAACGAGTGCTCATCGTCATGAAAAAGCTTCTCCCGCCGCATGAAGAACGGATAATTCGGCTGCCAGTCGCGATCGATGCCGACAACAGTGAAACCGGCCATGTGATAGCCCATCGCGGCGCCACCGGCTTTGCAGAACAGGTCGAGCATTCGTGGGCGATTGCTCAACATCACTGCGCCGCCTTCTCGCGAGCCATGCCGAGCGACGGGCAGACAATCGGATCGGACAGGATGCCGTAGACGTAGAACTCTCCGTCGATCTCCCAGATGGCGATCCGTCCGTGTTGTTCGATCAGGCGCATGTCTCGATCTCCTTCTTTCTTCCCATCGGCTTGGCGATGCGTGGTGGGGGCTAGTGCTTGCCGTCGCCGTCGCTTCTGCGAATAGCTCGGGTGTTCCATGCTTCGGATGCGAGGCGTTCACTGTCCTTCGCCGGGCCGTCCGCGTGGCATTGGTTGCAGACCACAAACCAGATGCTCTTGAAGCTGCGGATTTCGGTGTCTTTGGAACCGCAGAACGGGCAGGCTTTGAGGTTGCTAGGCATTGGTTCGTTTCCGTTTTGGTTCCTTATACCTACTACGGAAAAAAACGTATTGCAAGCAGAATTACGGAAAAATACGGAAAAATGTTTTTGGCGAACGCGTAAAAGTCCGCTACATATCCAAGCCATGGATAAAAAGCACAACCGGCCACGCCGAACGATTGAAGGTGAGTGGTATTTTCAGAGGGACGAGTGGGTTCGAGCCCTGGACAAGAACACCGAACTGCCGCTGATGGCGCGCTTCGTCGGCGGCTATATCGCCATGCACGTCAACCGAATCGATCGCGAAATGTGGCACCAACAAGCGACGATGGCCAAGGAATTGGGCCTCTCTCCGCAGACCGTCAAAATGGCCATCAGAGCGCTTGTGGAGGCGGAACTTTTGCTGGTTGAAAAGGGTAGGCGGGGTGTTCGCAAGCGAGCCGTAAATCGCTATCGAATAAATGCGCCGTGGTTTCTCTAGGGTACGCTACGTTACCCTGGTGGAGGGTACGCTACAGTACCCCATAATAACTGAAGGCAGAATATCAGAAGGTTTCTCTCTTAAGGTAGATTCTGCTTATGAAGGTAGGCGCTACAGCTTTTGAGGGTTGTAAATGCTCAAAACGATGCCGCGCACAAAAACCTCGACGCCATTGTGACGGCCCATCGTAATAGGCTTGTAGACGGGGTTCGAGCTGCGCGGCTTTAGGATAATCTCGCCGTTTTCCAAGGCGATTTCCTTTAGCGTCGTCTCGGATTTGTCGACCTCAATGCTTTCGACGTGCGCAATCATGCCCGGTTTTAGCCGAAGGCCACTTTCTGCGTAGTCGACGCAAACGACGAAAGATCCGTCCGGCGCCTTTTCGTCCATGCTATCGCCCGAGACGGCAAGGGCATACTGGCGTGCGAAGGGAAATCGACGATCACGTGCGACCGGGATAGTTCCCTGGTCTTCGTCGTCTAGCATGAATGTTTCAATCCAAGCCCCCGCGCGTATGGTCCCGACTACGGGTAGCTCTTGCAAATCATTTTTTAATGGCACCTCCGTCAGGGTTAACGAGGCGTTTAGGCCGCTAACCTTCTCTGCGATCCGCATCAGGTCATCCGCTTTGAGGCTGCGCTTCCTGCCGACCAGATAATCACGGATGTAATCCTTGTCCCGGCCGAT